ATTGCGATTCTGTCATTATCGTCCATCCAATCCATTTCATCTCTGTTGTTATAGTATTTATCTAATGCAGGACACCGCCTTGCACGAATATCAACGTAATCAGCATCAGCATCCATGCAAGCATCTGTGTGCATTCCAATGACTTTGGCTTTATTCCTGTTTTCGGCAAAAACTACTGTGGAAAACTCGCCATAATCGGTTGATACTATATATGCTTTCATTGTTATCCCCCTATTACATATGCCACAGCCATTACAGGAGCAGACAGCACGATCGCTGCATATAACAACGCGATTAGCCAGGATACGATTGTTACAGCGACCATCATTCTTCACCGACCTCTTCCACAATTCTCCGGATCACGAAATCCGCACAAGGACTTGCCATCCCGTTACCCAAAGCCTTGTACCTCGCTGAATCTGAGCAGGACTTATCGTCTATCAAAGTGTATCCGTCTGGCAAGCCTTGTAATCTTTCGCACTCCAACGGTGTGAGCCTTCTTACCGCATACTGTTGTCGTACCACATTATTGGATTCCGTGTTATGTCCAGCAGCACTTGTCAGCGTTCCGTTCACATTTCCTTCTACAAAATTTTTCGCATCCACTGCTTTAATGTCCTCTGTCACGATACTTTCAGTCCCCCCCCGTAGATTCCACCGCACGCCCTCAGAGGTGCGGCCTTCCTGCATCTTCTCCATGCTCCGAATTGATGCTCCTCGTACATCTTCAACGATTACCACCTTGCCTTGACCGACATATTGGTTGTTGATGCCCTTGTGGTCGTCATTGCATAATGCTCCGACCACATCAGCTATTGTTATCTGTTTCATATTCTTTAATGCGTTTCAACGCTTTTTCTTTTACTTGTTCCATATAAACGCTTTCACCCATGCCAAGTTTATCTAATGGACACCACCCTTCACCCTCCATTAATTGAAATGGACAATCCTCGCAATAAACAGAATGGCAGTAGTTGTCAACGATTATTAAACTTTCTAATACCTTGTAAATGTCTTGCTTTTTCCCAAACAACCCGGTTACTTCTTCCATTTATTTCTCCTTAATCTCCACAATCAGCTTTCCCTGATCTACATCTTGTCCGTTGAATCCTCGTCCGTCATGGGCGCAGAGGCTTCCGATGGTTTGCTGTCCGTTGCAAGCGGTTGCATGATAGCTATCTGGTCGTGCATACAGTTCAGCGTTCCCACTATTTCGGACATTTTCAACTGTTGCGTCTGCCCATTCCCTATTGCATACGAGCGTCCCCCCCCAGTGGACACAGGCTGTGCTACAACAGGTGGCTGTTTGTAATCACATGCGGTAAGTGGGTCTGCCTGATTTGGTTCAAACTGTGCGCTCCGTTCATCATGACCAATACTGTACGCTACCCCATGTTGTTCAACAGTGTTCAACGTGTACATCTTTCCGCTGTCGCTGTATCCGGGACCACGATGCGATTCCCTCGCTCCGTTTCCTTCAAGGGCATACACCACTACATTCCCACCTTGGTTGCAGTTTGGGTTCATGCCGTTGGTATCCAAGGTTCTTGACTTATCAGCTTCATAGATTCCACTGTGGGGATTCTTTGACCTCATGGAGTTACTGTCCTTGGAGCAGATGCCATATACCACAGCTGGCACATCTCCCGTCACCAACGTAGGTGATTGTTCTTTCTCGTATCCCAATCCCCTTGCATCCGCACTCTGCATCGGTTTAAATCCTGCTGAACAAGCTATGGTTGGGAAGTTGTCCCCTGGGTTCGCCCTTAATGTTGGAGCTTTCCCATCCATGTAGATGTGACCACCATCTCTCGTTGCTACCCCAGGTTCAAACACGATGGGATTGTTGCCGTGTGCTTCCGCTCGTAGTGTTCCAACCTTGCCGTCCGCTTCCACGTTCATCACGCTTCCACCTTGGTCATTCAAGATCAGAGGTGTATCAGCACTTCCCTTATGGAAATGAGCCGTGACGGTTGGGGATACGTTCACCGGTCCTGTCACACGGCTGTCCATCGGATGACTTTCAAACATTGTCATGCCCTCGGTAAGAATCGGTACGTTATTCCCACCTGTACCCATCCTTGACATCAGGGTTGGTGAAACGTTGACATGGGTTCGTATCACATCCGCTGCGTGGTGCATATCGTACACCGTGTTCTTCTGTTGAAACACCGCTTGGTCGTTGGTGTTAGCCATTAATGGCCCACTCTTATCTATTGCAAGCAAGGGGCCTTTGCCGCCACCGGGTTTGCCTGCTCGTTCCCTAAGCGTGATTGCGCTTCCAGTGCCATCCTCAACGCTTCCGGTAACTCCTTGCCACGTTCCTTCGCCCTGCGGATGATTCCCTGACATGCTCGGCTCGACAAATAGTATTTTTCCGGCACGTCTGTCGGTGGCTGCAAAATCTGCGACAAGGAAGATTCTTTTGCGCCTCTGAGGTACCCACCATTGAGCATCGAGAATCCTCCAGGCGATCTCACATCCAGGTAATTGAGCCATTCCGTTTTCTGCCCATTTCCCATTGGCAGGCATTGGAACCTCGGTCTGTCCGATTTCTTCAAGCACGGCACGAAAATCAAGCCCTTTATTGGAACTAAAGGCTCCTGGGACATTTTCCCAGATGAAGAACCTTGGGTAAGCTCCGTTGGTAGCTCTTCGCATTCCGTAAACAATGTCAATTGCCGTTCTAAATAATCCGCTTCGTTCACCTTTTAACCCCTCTCTTTTCCCCGCCACGGATAAATCCTGGCACGGACTTCCTGCACAGATAATATCAACCGGGGGAATCTTTGCCCCATCTATTTTTGTTACATCTCCCAACTGAATCGTGTTGGGAAATCTGATTTTCGTTAATGCCAACGGAAATTTTTCAATCTCTGAAGACCAAACTGGTTTGACTCCATTCTTTATGGCTGCGAGTGGCCACCCACCTATATTCCGTCAAACAATGAGCCTAATGTAAGCTGTTTATTCAACGGAAACCACCCCCTTTTTTACATACTCATCGAACGTGTTTGTGCTATAAAACACGAACCTGTTGTTCACCCACCGCTGTAGCTTTTTTATTGTTTTGGGTGCGTGTTCCTTGTCATACACCATGATGTAAGGTGAATAACCATGTTCACGCAGCCAATAAATCCTTTTTAAGTCCTCGTCAATGTCAGACCAATAGTTTGTCAACACATACACTACGACTGCGTGATGCTTTGGTTTTATTCCCCACTCCTCTGCAAACATCTCCAACGCTTTAGGGACTGTGCTGTCTTTTGGATTATCCCATGCAAAGTGGATTCGCTTTATCTTAATCTGCTTCAGCACTGTAATGCTTTCTTTTGTCAGTAGCCGTGCATCAAGTCCTTGATTAAAATCAACAACTGCCTTACTGTCTGCAAGCTGATACAGAAGTTCCATGTGGTCATGACTGGCAAGTATATTGGGGTCACACAGAACTATGTTTTTCTGTCCATTCCAAAACTCTGACAAGTCTGCAACCTTACGGCTCACCAATCCCTCTTTATTTCCCACTATGCAGAACGGACAGTGACGTGGACAACCTCTTGTCAAGAATCCATAGGCCGTATCAGTTATTCCGTACAACGAATAGTCCGGCATAATGTGTTCGATTTCGTGTGGAAGCGTTTTATCGTTTCCGCTTCCTGTACCACCTACTTGCACCCCTATCTCAGACAGCTTATCTGCAATCTGTCTGTTCCAATTAAACACGCAAGCGCCATACAAGTAGTCATACCCACCAAAAAGGTTAGCACCCTTGAGTAAATCATTGGGTTTTAACAACTCCACGCAGTCTCCTTGGCTTTTATGCCATGCCGACAATTTCATTAACACAAGGTTAGGAAAATTATGTGAATCAATATCAACTAATCCCACTTGCCCATTCACCTTTACACATCCTCCTGCAACTGCCGGTAATATTCCTGTTGCTGATGTAGCCATTCCACTTGTTTTTTCAGTTTGGCTTGCCGTTGAGCTATCACAAAAAGCAGGTTACGTTTCCGCTCCATCGTGGCAGGTACTTCCTCGTTCCATAGTCCGCAGTTCCCCATCGTGGGCAGGAGTTTGTCTTCCAGTTCGTGGGCGAACCGTAAGGTATCCTGATCCATATCAGTTTTTTTCTTCTTGGTTTCCATGCGTTATCTCCTTATTCAGCCATATAATAAGTTCTTCTAAATCATTACAACGGCGGTAAATTTCGAGTAATGGGCATTTATCGCAATCGTATAATATTTCGCAAGCGGTCTTGATATTTAATATAAACGCCGCCAACTTCTCCGGGCTTTGCGTTATTGCTTCAAAATGAGTTTTCGGTTCTGCTACAGGGATTTTTCCCTTTCCCTTACAGGTTTCACATACAGATTCTTGTACCCACCGGCCATTAAGGTAAGTCCTCTCTTTAAACCAACCTTTCCCCCGGCATGTTGGGCATACCATTTTACTCATTCCAGCATCAACCTCACGGCATTTTTATCACCGATCAGTACCGTTGTTCCCATCACATAGCCATTCATGGCGCGCTCCGCGTTCTTCTTGCAAATACCCTCGTACATGCTCTTCAACTGCGCTCTGATAATAGGAATGTCCTGCGTCCGCATTTCGCACAGTTCCTGCCAACCAAACGCATCCACGGCCTGCTTGATTTCCGGTCGGCTAAACTTCGGCGTTCCATATACGAACGTGTCGTGCATCTCTTTCGTGATCTCTTTCCATGCTTCGGCAAAGGGAAGAACATCCGTGCCGTTGGCTTCTGCCACAAGTTCCTTGGCAGCCTGTACCAGTTCTGCAATGCTCGGCAGAAACTTACTTTCAAGGATTGCCTTTTTGCAAACCTTTTCCAATACATCGGCAGGAATATCGTTCAACATTTCCACATAAACCGCCATGCGTTCCGCTTCACTGCCCTGACCATAGCTTGCAAAAAGCATGGCAATCACTTTTCCTCTTTTGGCTTTATCATCAATCTTCTTCATCACTGCCCCCAAGAATCTCCATCATTCGTTGGTATCCACTTGCCACATCATTTTTCCGAATCGGTGTCGGTCTTGTTGCGTTCTGCTTTTCCCTTCTTGCCCAATTGCGTATAGTGGCAAGATAATCCTTATAGGTTTTCCCGTGGGATCGGCAGTACTCCGACACGTTTTCTATTCGCTCTTTCCAATCGGACGGAAACTCCGTTTGAAGCTTTTGCAGTTCATCATCTGACAGAAGCACATTTTTGTACTCGCCATATTGATGTTTTTGTGGCTTTTCTTTTTTATTTATTTTTTCTTTTACATTATCATTAACATTATCATTATCATTATCATTATCATGTACATCGGTATTCACGTTATCGTTTTGAACATCGTTGTTACATTTGTATTCATTTGTACCATCTGTATTATTTTGTTCATTCTTCCTGTATCTGTTGTTGACAGCAGCCCTACGTTTTTCTCCGACTTCTTCATATGCTCTTTTGTTTTCCACAAGCCTTGGTCTGATGACAGACTCCCAAACCAGCTCAACGGATGCATCAGAAAAAGATGGCTCAACACCATCTTTATCGAACTTTATGATTGCGATGATCAACTCAGCAGCAATCTTTTCCTTGCCCTGGTTGACCAATGTTTCAAAAACAGGCAAGAAGTCGTATGATACGAGAACATCCTGCTTTGCTTTTCTTGCCATCTAACTTCCTCCAGCCCCGCCCACGGTGAGGAGGTCATCACACCGTGGGCTACTTCCAAGATCGTGTGTCAGTCTTCATCAAACGGAACAATTTCATCAGGGGGAATCGATTCTGCCTGTTCCGTTGTCGGTGTCACGTTGATTGGTTCGGTTTCGTCTGCCAAATCAACCATGTTCGGTTGGATGTCCGTCTTAATGGTTTCATCGGCCGCAAGGTTCTTCGCAAACTCGCTCTTTAACGGAGCGTATTTCAAGACTTGTTTCAGTACCGTCTTTTTTGCCATAGAGTCGAAATTGGATTTCCAAGGTGAAAAACTGCTACCAAAACTCTGGGAGTACTGTTTGGCATGGTTCACGATGTCTTCCTTGCTCATCACGATGAAGTTGAAGCCACCCATCTTCGTCTTGAACATTGCGTAATATGCAATGACCTCTCCCCGATCTGTCAGTGCCGGCTTGAATTTCAGTTTCGGGTCGAGTCCGTACTCGTATTCAAACTCATCGTTCTTATGCACGGCCTGTGCATCAATGATGGTTACCTCACCCGACCTGTAGGCAAGGTCTAAATATGCTTTGTAGCCAAGCTGGAACTGTACTTCCAACCGACCCTTGTTTCTGAACGGAATCAGATATGCCTGACCCAATGGTGTGTTGGGTTCTACCCCTAACTGTGCGGCCTGCATAACCGCTCCCAAAAAGCTTTCCGGTGTACACTGCTGTAACTGCGGATTGGTGGACAGTGCGGTCATGACCATCCGTGTATACCGCTCCGGTGTCAGCACGCTGGGCAGTGCTTTTGCAATTTGTCCCTGCATACTCATCAGCAGACCTTTCAACCCCGCTGTTTTTGCCGGTGCATTAGTGGTGGTGCTTACTACTCCTGTTTTTACATTTGCCATTTTAACTTCCTCCTCTTATTTCAGTTTTGCTAATTCATCGCGCAGTTTAGACGCTGTTTTTATAATTTCATCCAATTGCGTAAGGTATCTATCGATGCTCATATATAAACGCATGATTTTCGCAATCCGTTCATCGACAGGGTCGGTTATTTCTGTGGCTTTCGGTTCTTCTTTGTCCGGCTCTTCACCGATAGGTTCAGGCCTTGGCTCCGGCAAGGGGTGAATTTTTTCCTCAGGTTTTGGTTTCGATTCATCAACCATAGGTCTTTCTTCTGTCTGTTTCGCTACCATCGCCTCAAGCTTTGCGGCATTGAGGTTTAAAATGGTTATAAGGTTTTGAAAATTAAATGGGTTAAGCTGGTTAACACCATTAAGCCAAAAACTTATGTTGGAGTGACATACACCCATCTTTTTAGCTAAATCTTTTCTACTGATGATGCCACCACCGTCGATGAGATTCTTAATTCCTTCCAAAACGCCATCTGGTAGGTCTGCGTTCTTTTTAACGACGGTATCGTCTTTTCTTGTGAACAGGTCATAATACTGCACGTTGCAGGCCTCCGCTATCCGCAACAATTCAATCGCATTGCGTGTAGCACCCTTTCCCTGTTCAAGTTCCCGTATCCTGTCAACATCCAGTCCACAGCGTTCCGCAAACTGTAACTGATTCAACCCCAACAGGTACCGGTACTCCTTGACATGCCTGCTGATTGTCTGAATAGCTCCTTCTGTCATACTTTTTCCTCCCTATTTCATCGAGAACCGTCGGCTGGCTTTACCGACTTTTTTATATTTTTCGTATACTTCTGGCAAATCTTTTTGTAATGCTTTCGTATCGAGTGTGACCCTACCTGCCGTGTTAGACCAGGTTGCCTTGTGTTTATCACCAATCTTGCAGTATTCGTTGTCACCAACAAGGCTTTTGATCTTATTCTTGCATTCGTTTTCCAAATTCTCGTATTGCTCTTTGGCCTGTTTAGCCTCTTCGTACAGTTCAAAAATCTTTTCGATTTCATCCGTACATTCCAACTCCGCATACGCTTCCGGCTTGGCCTGAGGATACAATTCCAATAATGCATCCGCTGTATCTTCTAACCCATCGTTGACCTCTGGCATAGTGTCGTTTTCCACAAGCGTCCAGAACGCAGCCTCCTTGTGGAACATATCATCAATAAATGCATCGTTCCGTGGGATTTCTTTAATAAGTCCCTTGTTGCCACCAATCAGCGTGGCAATGTACCATTTTTCACAGCCTGTCACCATCATGTAATGTTGGCACTGTGCGTAATAGCTGTCCGGTATCTCGTCATCTTTCCAAAGTTTGGACTGACCCACACCGGCAGTCTTTATCTCCAAACCCGCATCTTCACCGATGATTAATCTGTCTACGTTCGCCAAAAGCCACGGATGCTCAACGCTCTGCAAGGTTCCGCACCGGCGTACCTTCTTCCCTGTCTTTTCGGTGAAATATTCTGCAACCACATCCTCCAACTTTGTTCCCCAATACACGCTTTCGTTGTCGGACAGGTCCGGCTGTTCCGTCTTGCCTGTCTTTTCCATCCATAACCTCAACCGGCTTTTGTAGGGGTTTAACCCCATGATCACACCGGCGTCGCTGCCACCGATGCCCATGTTACGGATTTCCAACCACTTGTCATGTTTATGTACGGCTTCTTCGACCGTCATTAATAATCTTGTTTTACTCATGCTTGCCCCTTTCCAAAATCCATGCTATAATGACTATAAGCTTTTCAATCAATTGTGTTGATTGGTAGCTCCTTTCGTAACGGCACCGGCTGGCTACCGGTGCTTTTTTATTTTGGGTAAGGAAACCAAAGTGAATGCCCTGCAACCGATATGACCACAAGGTCTACCGCAATGGCTATTAGTATTGCCAATACTGCAACACTGGCAAAGAATGTAAACCACCAGCTATTCAAAAAGCGGTTCATGGATTCCCTCTCCCTTCGCCTCGCACTTCTTAACACGTTCTGTCAGCTCCTGCTCCGTGATGCCAAGGTACTCGCAGAACTGCTTGGGGTTGATATAGTAGTCATACCTGCTGTCTTCCCCTTGTAGCTTTACTGCGAACCCAAATGGCACCAACCCCCTCTGTAGTGCGATGCGGACAAACTGCTGACCCTTGTTCATCATTTCTGCCGCTTTCGCTATACTAACCTTGACCATCCCATTTCTCCTTTAGGTCTCTCAGACTCTGGATGACTTCCCCTAAAGCCCTGTCTACTTCACTGTTAGGAATATACCCGCCCAACAATCCGTTGAAGTCGGTATGCAGTACTTTTGCCATCTTGCACAGCGTTGTGACTACAGGCTCTTGTCTTGCGTTCTCATAATTCCTGTATGTGCTTTCCCCAATTTTAAGTATCTTTGCAAGCTCTACAACGGTGTACCCATTCCGTATGCGGAGCTTTTTTAAATTCTCCGAAAAATTACTCATTTCATCACCACGTCGATGATTCCCATCACCCAACAGAAGAAAAAAATATAGAAGGCGGCGATGAATCCGAATAGGTAATCATTGTGGTCTATTTGCCATTCCAACCAACCACCGAATCGATCTAACAATTCCAACATCTCAATCATCCTCTCTGATAATCTCCAATGCCTCTTCACCGCATTCGGGTTCATCCACATCACAATCAAGAATCTTGACCTCGTCATCGTCCAACAGATCGCTTACATATCTTTCAGCAGTTTCCTGCGCCTCATCCTCATCGTGGGCAATGACATCAACTTCAACTTCGTAGAAAAGTTTGACTTTATAATGGCGTCCTAATGCTCTAATCATGGTATCCTCCTTTCCACTTTCAAGATACTCTGTCATCAAAAAAAATTTCATCAACTTGCTTGGGAGTCAATTTGTAACGCTTTTTTATGTACAGAATTTCGTTCTGCTTAAACTCCGCGTTGTTGGAGTTTATCTTTGCATTAAGCCTTGACAAGCTGATTCCCATAGCTGTTGCCAGCGTTTCCTGAGTGTCTCCGTTTTTAATCATTGCTGACCTCAGTAATCTCTCATTCATTTTATCACCTCGCATTTCCACTCTCAATATCACTTCGTATTTCCACTCTCAAGACACTCTCATTTTAACTCTTCATTTGTATCTTGTCAAGACATTTTTTCTTGTTTTTTATAAAAAACATGCTATAATTTTATTGAAGAACAGGAGGGATATTAATGGAATTCAAGGATATTCTACACAGTGAACGTATCGCCAAAGGATACACATTGGAAGAATTAGGTGAGCGTGTCGGTCTAAAAAAATCCGCAATCCACAAATACGAAACTGGATTGAACAGCAACCCAGGGAGAACTCTTATACTGAAACTTGCACAGGCATTAGATGTATCTCCATGCTACCTATTATGCGGAGAAAAAGAAGTCACTATTACGATTGAGGAAGCGGAACTTCTTGCCGACTTTCGCAGGTTAAACAAGGATGGCCGTATTGCTGCAATCGGTGCTGTCAAAGCCTTTTCCACCATGAATCAATACATAGAAAAAAATGTTGCTATATCCGTGTCATAAAATAAAAAAATAACCCCTCGAAATCGAGGGGTTTAGCAAGTTGCAAGCAAGTTAAAATATTGCAAGTTTAGTTGCAACAAAACCACGCAAACACGCATGGTTGGCATATTTTATGTTTAATTTTGGTTGCAAGTTTGTTGCAAGTTTGGTTACAACAGCAAGTTAAATAAAAAAAGAACGCTACAAGCCGTTCCGGGCGGAGCTTGCAACGTTCTTTATCGAATGTTTCCATCCGATGTCGGCAGCATATAACAGGCACGGCAGCAAACACAGCGTGGTGCGCCTTGTTTACACATCACTGCCTGCCTGTTAAAACCATCCGTCACGGAGCAAAGGATTCTAACGATTTCTCGCTACTCCCATTCGGGAACCCAGCTTTAATCCTCAATACGGATGGAGCATACACTCACCAAAAGCTATCTGCGCCGGATTAGCGTTTGCCCCGCAGCGGGTGTGCTTCCTAAAACGTAGCTTTTGATTGCGTATAATTCATTATACAATGTAATTTTCATTTTATCAAACAAGGGGTGTCAAGATTATGCGGTTACCCAACGGATTCGGTGGTATCAGCAAGCTTTCAGGCAACCGAAGAAAACCCTATGCCGTCCGCATCACGATAGGCTGGACGGACGAGGCAAAACAAATAGTTAAGTATCTTGGCTATTATAAGACGCGTTCCGAAGCATTGAAAGCGCTGTCTGCCTATAACGCCAATCCCTACGACCTTACCGAAGCATCTCTTACCGTCGCACAAGTGTATGACATGTGGGTCGAATGGTTGAAGACGGATAAAAAGCAGACCGTCAACAAGCGTTACACCTCTGCCTATAAAAATGCGAAAACATTGACCGACATGAACTTCAAGGAGGTTCGCAAGCGCCACATACAGGCTGTGATTGACCACTGTGACAAAGGCCCGGCAACAAAACGGAATATCAAGCTTCTGTTCAGCCAGCTTTTCAATTTTGCCATTGATCGGGAATTGATAACCATTAACTATGCGTCATTATGCAGCGTTCCTGCCACGGAAGCAAGCACCATGCATAAACCCTTTACCCCCGAAGAGATAACGCGTCTATGGACAAATCTGAGCGAAATTGGGGCATGTTTCGCTTTGGTGTATATCTATACCGGGATGCGGCCTTCCGAATTATTGCAGATACGGACAGAAAATGTATTTCTTGACAAACATTACATGGTAGGTGGCATTAAAACGACCGCCGGTAAAAACCGTGTCATTCCCATTGCCGACAAGATAATGCCCATCATCAAGGGGTGGTACAACCCTGATAACGAGTATCTGTGCATGACAAAGAATGGCAAACCATACGATCTTCAGAGTATGACAAAACAGATATGGAAACGTTCTGAATTGTTAAAAGACCATCTCCCCCACGATGGCAGACATACCTGTGCCACGCTGTTAGATAACGCAGAGATTAGTCCCAAAACCATACAGTTGATTATGGGTCATTCATCGTCACTTGTAACACAACGTGTCTACACACACAAGACCATCCAACAGCTTATTGATGCGGTGAACCGTCTATAATCTTGTATATTGCGTGTCACTTACGAATTAAATTTTACTCAATTTTAAACAATTCAGCAAATTAAAAGAACCGCTGTACCATGCACGATACAGCGGTTTTACTGACTTTCTGATATTCAACTCACAGGTGTTGTGGCTCATCTAACGTGAACCATACTTCGCTCTACGACTGGGTTTTCATCACTTTGTGTCACTTGCGTGTCACTTACTATGAGCAACGCAAGCCCCGATTGCGACCCCGCCAACGAAGCACCAAATCCTGTTTTGCCATATCTGTCTCTTATGGATAGACCTTTCCTTTTTGATTTGCTGCTTCAATGTCTGCAATTCTGTTTTGGATTCTGCCACTTGCCCGGATAGCGTTGTCAAGTCGTCGTTCTGCTTCTGTAATTCCTGATTCAATTCGTTCAGCATTTTCTCTGCCTGCGCTAACTGTTCCAGTAATTCTCTCGACGGCTTTTTGATTTTCGACAACTCGTTTTTGTAAGCTGTCAATTCGCTGTCCAATATCATCCAGTCGTTTTTCAAGCCGTTCCACTCCGTCATCGGTATCGTGATAGACTGGCTCGTTTCTTGCGTAGTCATGCACCAACCACGCACCGGCCAAAAGAATAGCAACGACAATAGCAAAAGAGATAATAAAATCTTTGTTTTCTTCATAAAATCCTTTAATCTCCTGTTTCATCATGCTCCCATATCCTCTGATAGAATGCTGCCTTACCACGGATCAAATCGCCACCGGGGACAAGTTCCCCATTGCTTCCATACTCATCCGGTATGTACCACAGGTCCCAGCGTTCACACGTTGTGGATGGCCCATAGTCGTCTCTCTCGGCGGCCTCGCAGTGGGTCATAACATAGTCATCGCAGTCCAGTGGCAGTTGGAATTCGTCTGCCAACACCGCGACAACCTGTGCCATGCTCTCGATCTGTTCCGTTGTCGGTGGTTCATATCCTAACCATGCGTTATATCCGTCACGGGCTTCCGCATCTACCGCACACAGCAGGCTAACACCTATGGCATACCGATTCCGCATGTATGTGTGAGCCAATGTTTCTCGGAAGTCATCGCACATGATGTAAATCTCACCATGCTCATCTATACAAATATGGTAATCATCGTATGCCTGCCCGTAATGCCCTGCCGTCCAGTGCAGATAAACGTGGTCAATATAGTTCCCGGCTTCTCTTGCCATGCCCCTGACATCATCCAATGTATCAGGAGTCATCTTTGATGTCGGTATCATAGCCATTACTTAATACCTTCTTTCTTCTTTTTGAGTAAATCCCTGATTTCCCCACCGATTTTAACGCCACTCGAATCAAGGTTTTCGCATATGCTGATTCCTTCAGTTATGGACAGGACGCAACAAACAATCACCAATGCGGGCTGAATTAGTGAATGGCTAATACGCAAAACCATATCAATTACGAATCCAGTGATGAGCAGTAACGAATATATAATCGTCTTGGAGTAGAACCCATCGCGCAGAACATATGAATCAATGAACCGCCAGTGATGTGCTTGCCATATGTACTTGATATAGGTAAGCAGTGAACCACGCTTTTCCACTATTCGCTTATCGTAGGTGGCTTTGTAAAGTAACGATGCTTGAAAGATACAGGCGGTAAAAATGTCAATGATTTCAAGCAACATCAGCAAAAGGAATATCGTGCCAATATCCACCAACGTAGCACTAACAGCGGATGCCACAAGTTTTTCAATACCTTTATCCGCCACCGTTTTAAGTGTGTCCATTGTTTTAATTTTTGAAAAAACTTCGTCAAGTATATCTTTCATTTGGGCCTCTCCTTATAAAAAGATAAGGGACGGTAGTATCACCGCCCCTCTACTGCTTTTTAACCGGAGAGAATTACCCTTCGGAGCCGGAATCTTCAGAAGCTGCTTCAGCCGCTGCAACGCAATCATCGTACAGTGCCTGATCTGCTTCGGTCAGCGGTTTCGGTAACAACGTGATGTCGGTTTCGCCTTTTGCCAAGAACAGCAAATAAGCCTCACGGGGTTTCAGATGTACCTGATACAAATCGATAGTCGTCATAATAATTTCCACCTTTCTGAAAATAAATTATATAGAAATACCCGGCAAGACGATTCCTGCCGGGTGTTCTATTAGATTAAACATCAAACTTGTCACGATAACGTTTCAGCGTGGTCTGCTGAATCGTTTTGATTATTTCACGCTTGCGGTCAATCAACTGCCGTTTTCGGTCTGGTGATATGTTCCTTGCGTTGGTAATTGTCTGTATGTCTTTCTGCTGTTTGCTCACATCACGCAACGCCTTGTTGATGGCTTTCACAGCGGGTGTCGGACTGCCTTTCTTTCCATAGCCTGCATGTTGCTGCTGTGAAGCATTCACGAGGTCGTAGAAGTCTTCCGAGGTGCGGTTCATGTTCATGCTGTTAAGGAAGAAGTCGCGAACCATAGCACGTTCTGTAATCGGTCGGCTTGGCAAATTCCGCTTTTCTTCAAAAAGCATATCGGCAGACTGTGCAGCCAACATGCCCAACGTGCCGGTATAGCCTCGGATGGTGTTATCCAACTTAACAGGGGATAATCCTGTAGCTTTGCCAACAAGCTTGCTGACCTCTGTGGTACTGCTGTTGTAACGCATTTCCACAGGCAGTCTCTTTAAGCGGTTTCCCTCGATAGCCTTTTCACGGAACAGCGAGTAGTTCGTTGCCCATTCCAACATAGGAAGACCCAAGGTCGGAATTATATTGGGAATCAGCACCTCTTTCATTGCCGAGAACCAATTTTTCCAAGCATGGGGTTCTTTTGTGTACATTTTATCCATTATGGACTCAAGTCCACTGCCAAACAGGATGCCTGCTTCCTGCGGTTTCGGAATCCTGATCTTGCCACCAGGCAGAATCCAGTTGTTCATTCGGATGTGCGGATCGAGTTCCTCGTACCAAGGCTCATCGTGGTTGAATATCCAACAAATCATGGAGGGTAGCATGATGTATATACCAATCATACGCATCGTCCGCATCCGTGTTGCCGGGTCTTTACTGTTCAGCAGGCGGTACATCTTGTCACCACCCTGGATACATGCATTGAAGAACGGCACCATCATGTTGACCCGTTGTCCGTAGAAACCGGAACGGCTGAAGTCCAACGTAACATCCCTTGCATCCAATGCGGCTTCCTGCATCGACTTGCCACTCTGTCTTGCTTTCATGTATTCACCCATACGAGTCGAGGCTTCAACAATTTCAGACCAGGCTTCAAACTTTTTCGGAGCAAGCTTGATAAGTTCTTTAATGAGTTCCAACGGATGGTCTTTAAGATATTTCATATCCTTTTCACCCATCAGTTCATCCATGCTGCGCACCGCGTTCTTACCGCTGCCGAAGTAGTTGTAAGCCGTGATGCCCATTGCATCGAATTCACCACGCAGTTCCTTGTTATGTAGGTATGCCCACATACCCTTGAAGCTGTCGATGACAGGAACAAAGCCGTTCCTACTGGATACACCAGCGAAAATGGTATCACGGATAAAGTTACGGATGATGAACGATGGGGATGTAGTAGCACCATAACGCAGTGTCTGTGCAGCACTACGGCAAACACCTTCTACGATGCCGGCTGCAGGAATGTCGTACCCAACGATAGGTCCGTACATTTCCTGTGTGGTTCTGAAAGCCACCTTTTCTCCGTTCATCAGCACGGTGAAGATGCAGTTCTTTGCATCCGCACTCTTGCCGGGAACTTTTTCTAACAGCCCGGTCTTTTGCAGTTCAGGACTGTTGGCTACCATTTTGACAAAGTGTACGGCAACCTTGTTCCGTTCTGCACGTTCCGTCAGCATCTGTATGCTCTTGTAGGTGGATTCCAACGGAGAAATCAACCCACGTTCGCTACCTAACGACAGCACATGTTTCAACATGCTGTTTACGTTTGCGATGCTGTCTGCTCCCTTGCCGAACTGACTGATTGCCTGTTCCAATCCTGCCGTATCAGAGTAGTCAATCATCAACGGGCAGTAATCTTTGTACAGCGTGTTGACCTTGTCACGAATTGCACCGGGAATCAGATGTCCATCTTCCATCAGAATGAGCAGATTCCTCTGCAACTGATAGTAGATATCGGCAGACTTTGCGAACTCTTTCGGAGCATTGTTTACCAACGCTTCCAAGTCGGCTCTTGAAACCCCCTTGGGGAACTTGTAGGTCTTGGCAAGTTCCTTTGCCATCTGTTCCGCAAGTTTCGGCTCAACCTTTGCCATATCCTGTACCTGTTTTCTCCAGGGAACCTTGCTGAATGGTTTGGGCCTGAACGCTTCATATTCAGGATGCTTGTTGATGAAGTCGGTAAATTCTTTCCTGTCGTGGGTGATATTCTGTAAGCTTTTGTCCTCTACAAGCCGTACCAACTCAAGTATACGTCTTGCGCCAAGGTAGTTACTGAACGCATCCCGCCAGGTATTGATTCCGTGTTTCGCAAGATAATCAGGATATTTTTGATCCATATCCTTCTTCATGATGGGTTCAAGTGCCTGTTGAACTGTTGCGTACTTGAACTCTTTCCTCATGTCTTCCGCACGTTTTACCGCAGCCGTATCCTTGGGGTCAACCCCTTTGCCGATAGAGTCACGCAGTGCGTTGAATGCTTCTTCAGACCCTTGTACAAGGGTATCTGCAGCACCATTCGCCAGCGCTCTTGCTACCTGCACCCGATTGTAGATTTTATCTTCTTCTTTCAGCTTCTTGCCGGTCGTGTTCTGGATAAACTCATCCACCCTGTGCAGGGCTTCGTTCTTGTCTATCCACTCACGATAGAATTTATCCCGTCTGTCTTTCAGCCATGCAACCCATGTCTGTGCCTTGTTATTGTTGTAGGTGTTGTTGAAGATGTCGGATGCACGGCCTTCTGCGGTCTGCATGTTCGGCTTACGAACATTGCGGTTGACATAGGCTTCCGCTTTGTCGATTGCCTTGCTTGCAGCAGATGTGATGGAGTAATGAATGTTGTCGCTGTCCTTGGTAATGCTTACGTTATTACCGGAAGCATCCTTGATTTGGTTAGCGTTAAACACAACGTACTCCGTGCCATCCTCAAGGTTGGCAGATATTCCATCAAAGCCAAATTCCTGAAGCTTTTCTCTGAACTTGGCGTTGGCTTCCCATGAGCCATACCTACGGTCACCACCAAATGCCCGTGCAGCAATTCCTGCGGCAACGCCCGGTCTTGAATTCTCAATAATGTACGGAAGATCGATATTGTGTTCTTTAAGGAAGTCCGTCAACTTCTGCCATGCAGTGTTCTTGGTCTTGGGAATGTCCCTTGCCCCCATCTCATTGTCAAAGATGTTTTCTGCTTTTAGGAAACACGGAATTACATTAGCTTCACCACCATTTCCCAGTGTTCTTTCTTTTGCATAGGTTTCGGCAGTTCCGTAGCCGGTAGCAAAGTACGCGCCCTTGCCCCAACGTGCTGTTCCCTCACCACCACGATTGGTGTCGAAGCTTTCAATATTTGCGTTGCTTCCGTGATATACAACCAATGGGTCACCATTTTCATCCACAACCTTGGAGTCACCAAACCACTCCTTGAACTGCGGAGTCTGAACGGTTACCCACTGATCTTCGGTCAGATTGGTCGGTTTTCCATTGGGTGCTTTCATCCACTTGTCAGTACCTTCGTACTGCTCACGGACGGCTTGTTTCTGCTGTGCAAGCGGAAGCTCGTACTGTCTCAAAGCTTGGCTATAGAACTCGCTCTTTATCGGGTTCTTTCTAAAATCCTGCTTATCGATTATCGGATAGTACCATTTTGTCTGCCCATCTTCCATGTCGTAGTCGGTATTTTTAATCATGGCATCGTTGTACTCAGCCGACTCCTTGGTTATTTCTATTGGGTCACCGAATTTAACTCTGCCAATAATCTCTCCATCCCTGTTAATACCGACCCACTTGTTTCTGGGTAAAGTCTTTTTAGGCCTTGTCTCACCACGCTTGTCACCATCCAAAATCGCATCTGCAAACTTAACAGCTTCTCCCTTGTGTGGGCCTTTTGTAAACATACCATCTTTAATGGTCACCGCTGTTTCATTACCAGGTTTGACTTGCAATTCGATTGCATCTGCGTGTACTTCATCAGCGCGTTCCTGCTGTTGTGCAAGTTCACTCAAGGACTCTCTGAATTGCTCGTGTTCGCTGGTATCCCATAATGCTTTTAACGGCATTTTTGTAAACTCATCGTAGGTCAGCCGTCTTCCTTTAATTGGGTCAAATACGCTACGGATGGATTTGAATATGTCTTTCATCCACGCCCTGATCTGCGCCCAGAGTCCCTCACCTCTGCCCTGCTTTTTAGCCGGGTCAAGCAGTTCATCACGAATAAAGTCTGCATTTCGCTCCCCGACGATACGGGCAAGAACCTCCGAAGCAATAGCATCTTTGTTTCCAATAATGTTTTCGTACAGTGGGTCTTTGACTACCTTGTTCCACTCTTCCGTTTTTTCTAACAATGCGACACCTTTTTTCCAGAGTGCCTCGTTTTTCGTTTGCGCAACCTTTGCCCAAATGTGGGTAAACTCGTGGGCCGGTGTGTTCGCATTAAAGTAGTTTTCGTTGAGGTAGATTGCACCGCCTTTTGCAAATCCGTAAACCGCGCCATCGAATCTGCGGAACATTTCCACCTTTTCTTTTGCGGATTCTTCGGACATTCCGTTTTCCTTGTACAGTTTTTCCAACTCATCAAGGAATGCACCATTTTCCAATGTTTTTACATTTTGGCTTCCCAACGCACTGCTCAATCGGTCTACCATAGCCTTGCGGACTTCACCGTCTGCACGTTGCATTTCCATAAGTTTATCGGCCTTGCGCCAAAACTCTTTGTTGTTCTTCAGCTGCTCCAAACTTTCCAGCTGGGCTGTGCGGTCTGCCAACGAATCAGTAAGAAGCTCTTCCACGTTGTCAGGCAAATTAAGGTGCTTTTCTCCGTTTTCATCCGTGCTGTAGAGTCGAACCGGCCCCTGCATAATCGGATTCATTTCGCTGTCGTATCCGCGGAAGTCTTCCAACATTTTGTAGTA